TTTTCTGATCTAGTTAATAACGAACTACAAAACCTGCGAGATCAATTACAGAAAGCAAAGGATGATCACGTTAATACAATAAAAACAATGAAGACCTTTAAGGATAAGGCACACAAGTGGGATAAACTACAAGAACTATTCTCATAAATTTTTGTAGACAGGGGGTTGAAATACCCCACCCAAACCCCATGTAATAGTTACAGAAAGAAAGGAAAACAAATGGAACTTACTGTAAACACAGCAGAAAAAATTCGTGAAGAGGCGTGGGCATCAGCAGTCGTAGCCACCAACAAGTACATCGAAAAGTATCTTGATAATGAAGACAAGTATGCCTGTGGGTTTGCTTGGGTCACAGTCTACCCAAAGCACAAGGGCAACACCAAACTAGGTAAAGAAGAACGTAAAGTTCTTACAGCCCTAGGTCTAAAGAAGGACTGGACAGGTAAAGCCTACCAGTGGTGGAACCCTAGCACCTGTGGCTTCCAGAACATTGACTGCAAACTTGCAGGTGCACAGGCTGCAGCTACAATACTCAAAGCCTATGGCCTAGAAGCCTTTGCGGATTCGAGACTAGACTAATGTGGATTGATCTAATCATATCAGACAAGGGTGGTTTGCGTATTGCAAATCACCTAGTCAAAACAATGGAAGAAGCAACAAAACTGTGGAGAGTTTACACCTCATTTGGTTACACAGTTAAGATGGAGAAGTTGAAGACATGATTGACCCAGAGCACGAGATTTCTTACACGTTTAACTATGGCGGCAAGCAACGAACATACTACTTCGACAGTAGAGACAAGAACATAAAGACACATGCCATGTTTCAGGCAGACAGCATGATCAACCACTGTGTTGATGGATACTGGAGACTAACAGACGTGGACAATAGAGAGTACACTTGGACTAACATCTACGACAGCAGAGCGAACAGAACCTGATGGAAACATACGAGATCATAGCGATAGCACTGAACGTGGGTTACGTAGGGTTACTTGTGTTTATTGGGTGGTGAGACAATCTGTCATACTTGAAACGAAACAGGATCAATATAACTAATACTAATAGTATTACTAACAGTTAAAACTTATATCTTTATTTCTTATATAGATTAGTTACTGTTAGTAATACTTTAAGAAAGGAACTTAAAGTGTATACTACAGGTAAGCCCTACTGGTTCAGAGTTATTACAGCTATCAGTGTTCTGATTAATGTAGTATTAGGGGGTAGTAACAACCAAACTTTCAGTGCTAGAAACTGGCAATGGAAAAGAGATAAAAGATTTAATATTGTTTGGTTGATTGATGTAGTCCTAGGCAGAGGTCACTGCTCTGAGTGTTGGGTCTACTGGAAAACAAGGAGGACATGGTGACAGATGATGACTACAAGAAAGTTTTACAGTTGTTGAATGAGGAAGACACAGAAGACTTAATGAAAAAAATTATGTTGACGAATACTGAACTGATGGAATCAGTCTACGATCTACAAGAGTTTATGGAAGACAGTGGACTAACAGCAGAACAGTTTCATGAGTGGAAGAAACAAAAAGATTTGAGGATATACCATTGAATATTTATATACCAGAACCTATTACAATTTTAATTGTAGTCCTATCTTTCTTAGCAGGTTTCCTGTATAGGCAGTACAACGATAAGGAAGACATAGCAGAAGCATACGATGAAGGGTTTGAAAAGGGAAGTGAATCAGTGGTTAAAGCATTGTCTGAAGTAATGGGGAAGGATATTCAGATTGAATGGGACAAGGACTACATGGACAGATGATCCACACGATGATGTAACACACTGGCTTGGGAGATTGGAATGATACAGACGAGAACTTTTGAAGGAAGACTAGTAAGTCTAGAGAAATATATCTCTGACCTGGCACGACAGATAGATGACTACGAGTGGGACAACCAACTTGATCTAGCTGACCTACTGAAGCCACAGTTAGAGGAAGCAAAGAAACGCAGAGAACAAGGTGAAGTCTGGGAACCTATGTTCTGAGAGATACCACCCTTAGCTCAACTGGATAGAGCAACTGCCTTCTAAGCAGTAGGTTGTAGGTTCGAGTCCTACAGGGTGGGCCAATACCAGAAAGGAAACTGACATGACTTCAAAATATCTTGCATTACCTGCAGAAACTTTACATGAGTACTTCTCTTATGACGAAGATACTGGTTATTTATTCTGGAAAGAAAGACCAAGGCATCACTTTAAGACAACAAAAGCTATGCGAATAAGTCACACAAGAACATCTGGTAAACGTGCAGGTTACGTCCACAATAGTTGTCAGAAAAAATTCATAGATGTTGGTAGGAGACCTTATTTTTCTAGGCTTATCCACTTAAATGGTTATATCTATAAAGAGCACAGAATTATTTGGGCATTGCTCTACAAGGAATGGCCTGACTTTGATATTGATCACATCAATGGTGACTCAACTGATAATAGGATTAGTAACCTAAGAAAAGCAGACAAAGTATTAAATGGTAAAAACTTACCATTAAGAAGTGACAATACTTCAGGCACAGTTGGTGTACACTTTAGTAAAGTTCTTGATAAGTGGGTTGCTAGAATATCTGACAAAGGTGAAGACATATATCTTGGTCATTTTTCTAACAAAGATGAAGCAGTACTGGTAAGGAAAGAAGCAGAAATAAAGTATGGATACTCCCCTTATCATGGTGAAGGTAGGGATCAAATGAAGGAACAGATGAATGATTGAAGTAACATACATAGACCACATGGGATCTGACCTGTCAGTTGTGAATGCTGCACGAGTTAGCTTTGGTAAGAAGTCAGACTGGATGCCAACGGTGCACAATGGTGAGCCAAAGGTGCTGCAGTTTAAGGATGACAAGCTGATCAAGTATCTAGCCAAACACAAACACTACAGCCCATTCAATCACACGTTTGTTACCTTCCACGTCAAAGCTCCTATCTTTGTAGCTCGTCAGCTTCAGAAACATGAGTACACAATTTGGAACGAAATAAGTAGACGATACGTGGATGAAGAGCCTGAGTTTTATCAACCTGATGTATGGCGTGGACGTAGTGAAGACAAGAAGCAGGGCAGTGATGGTATTGTTAAGAGTAACGCTAACGTACATTACTTTAATGACACGATGCTAGGTGTATATACACAGCTACTTGATGAAGGTGTAGCACCAGAGCAAGCACGTATGGTACTACCACAGAGCATGATGACAGAGTGGTACTGGTCAGGTACAATGAAAGCAATGCATAAGATGTGTAGTCTACGATGTAAGCCTGACACACAACTTGAAACACAGATCGTGGCTAACCATATAGATGAAGAGATGGCAAAGCTATTCCCTGTATCATGGGAAGCATTACGAGCATACGAGGATTGATATGACTGGAATGATTGGAGTTGAACAGGTAGAGGAACACGAGGATGGCAGTGCCACCTACCAGTTCCACCTTGATAATAACTGCGCCAAGCTACTGCAGGAGGAAGGGCTGAGGCTAGTGTTGTATTGTGCAGCAGCAAAGTTAGATTTGCAGGTTGTATATGACTTCATCGAAGACCATATAAGGTATGAAGCAGATGATCTGACAGAGTATAAATTTGGAGTAGAAGATGACGAAGCTACCTGAGGGGAGGAAGCCACTTGAAAATGAGTGGTATCGTGATAAGATTCGTGCTATGACTTTGGAAGAACGTCAAAGATCGAAAGAAAAGGAACAGTGTAATGACAGCAGCAGTGAACAGCAGCAACGAGATAACCCATCAGCCTTGCCCCTTCGAGGATTGTGCAAGTAGTGATGCATTCTCATATAACGTAGTACTTAAAGTAGGCTCATGCCATTCATGTGGTAGAGCATACCCTGGCAGAGACAAGAAGTTTTCCTGGGCAGAGGGAACATACCCTCCCCCTCCACCAAAGGTAGACCTACGCAACACCAAGATTATTTCTGGTAGGTTCAACGACATTCGTGGGTTGGATGAAGACGTAGCTAAACTCTACAACATCCAACTGCAGTATGGTGAGAACAGCACACCAGTACGTTACGCATTCAAGTATCCTAACAACGTAAAGTATCGTGGCTTTGCAGAGAAGAAGTTCTGGACAAAGGAACGTGGAGCACCCACTGATCTGTTTGGCCCTGACTTCAATGCAGGATCAAGCAAACGTATCTACATCACAGAGGGTGAGTTCGATGCTGCCAGTCTCTATCAGGTACTAGGCAAGTCCTACCCTGTGAAGTCACTACCAAGTGCAAGCCTATCAGAGAAGTTTATCAAAGATAACTTTGAGTATCTCAATGCCTTTGAGATGGTAGTCTACGCAGGTGAACTTGACGCAGCAGGTAAGGGTGCAGCACAGAAACTTTACAGCATGATGCCTGACAAGTTTTACTACGTACCCATGTCCAAGTGGAAAGATGCCAACGAGTTCCTGATGGAAGGTGATGGTGATGACCTGAAGTGGGCAGCACTCAAGCCTCAACGTTTCAGCCCAGACAATTTCTTTGTAGGTGATCTTGAAGTTGAGAAAGCAATCACAACTGAGAACCCCTACGAGTATGTACCAACAGGACACACTGGCCTAGACGATAAGCTACGTGGCCTAGTTAAGGGTGGCCTGACATTCATCAAGGCACTGCGTGGGCAAGGTAAGACTGAGCTAGTCAGATACTTTGAGGTTGCCCTACTGAAGCAACAGACACGAGTGGCCCTACTCCACATGGAAGAGATGAAGTCCACCACCTATCGTGCTATGGCAACCTACGAGTTGGGCTGGAATGTACGAACCAAAGAGGATGCCATTGCCACAGGGTTTACTGAGGAGCAGGTCATTGCTGCAGCCCAGAAGATGGCAGGTGGTGAAAGCACAATCATCTTTGAGATGCAGTCCCACGATGATCCTATGCAGTTGTTGGAGTATGTACGCCTAGCATCAACAGTCTATGGCGCAGAGTACATCTTCATTGATCACGTCCAACGTCTGGCCTACCTGTCAAACTCTGGGGTTGATGCAGCCACCAGTACACTGACCACACTAGGCTCACGCATGGCACAGCTTGCCAAGGAGTTGAACATTGGTGTAGTCTTTATCTCCCAGGTCAATGAGGATGGACGTACCAAGTATGCAGCTTCACTTGAGGAAGAGGCAATCATCTGTATCAAACTGCAACGTGATACTGAATCAGATGATGAGGTAGAACGTAACACAACACACTTCATCGTTGACAAGAACAGACCCTTCGCTAAGTTAGGCAACGCAGGGTCAGTCTACTACGATCCTGAGACTACGATACTGGAGGAGGCAGTGTTTCAGGGATGAAGATCGTCATCAGTGACATAGAAACTAATGGGCTAGAGGACAGCACCAAGCTGTGGCTTTGTGGTGGGAAGGATCTTTCCACTGGTGAAGTACACAAGTTTGAGAACTGCCACGAAGATCCAGTAGCTAAGGCAGCAGCTATCGCTTGGTATGAATCAGCAGACCTAATCGTTGGTCACAACTTCATACAGTTTGATGCACCCATGTTGAACAAACTACTGAAGCCTCGACTCATAGACCCACAGAAAGTCATAGACACATTGCTGATCAGTCGCCTTGTGGACTACGACATTGACACACCCAAGGGTGCTAAGTTTCCTCACAGCCTACAGGCTTGGGGTATAAGATTGAACAAACATAAAGGAGACTTCCATGAATTTGATAAGTTCAGTGATGAAATGGTTGAATACTGGTATGGAGACATCGAGGTTACTCATGCTCTTTATGAACATTTCTCTTCTGTTATTTGGGATAATGATTGGAAACTTTCTCTAAGAACAGAACACAACGTACAGATAGAATTGGTACGCACACAGTACTATGGTTTCTACTTCGATAAGAACAAGGCAGAGTTCCTACTCAACTCAGTTCAGCAGAAGATGAAGACACTGGAAGAACAATTCCAAGTGGACTTCCCACCTAAGATGACTGAGGTCAATCGCATCAAGTATCGTCTGAAGAAAGATGGTGAAGAGATGGCGACAGTAAAGAATGCCAAGTCCAAGTACGCAATGACAACACGAGAAGGTGAAGACTTAGTTTGTTTTGACTGGATTGATTTCAAACCTGGCTCACCCAAGGATCGCATTGATGCCTTATGGAATGCAGGTTGGAACCCAGTCGATAGAACAAAGACAGCTATCAACTTTGCACGTAAGCAGGTTGGTGATCCTTATGGTAAGTCAGTCGAGGCTATGGATCAGGAGTTCTACGATCAGAAGAAGGAACACCTAGACAGATATGGTTTTACTGTGTCTGAGGATAACCTTAGCACACTGCCTGAGGATGCCCCTGCAGGAGCCAAAGCTCTGGCCCAGTGGCTGACCCTTGAAGGTAGACGTTCCTCACTGGTGGAGTGGATTAACCAAGTCAAAGAAGACAACAGAATACATGGTAGGATACAGAGCATTGGTGCATGGACTGGACGGTGTGCACACAAAGATCCTAACACAGCTAACATCTCTTCTCCTTTTCATGAAGATGCTAAAAGAGTAGAACCCCTGACAGCAGTAGAGGAAGTGAAGAAGCAATATGACGTACACCTACGTGCTTGTTGGACTGTACCCTCAGGCTCTTGGCTTGTCGGTACTGATGCTGATGGTATTCAGTTACGTGTGCTTGCTGATTACCTATGGCGTATGTTTGGTGAAGACCAGTATGCCCAAGCCATCATGCTAGGTAAGAAGGAAGACGAGACAGACATCCACAACGTGAACAAGAATGCTCTTGATGTTCCTAATGGTACACGAGACATGGCAAAGACATTCATCTATGCTTGGCTGCTAGGTGCAGGTGTAGCAAAGACTGCACAGATACTGAAGGTCAACAAGAAGGAAGCACAGGATGCACGTACTCGTTTCGAGATGAGCATTGGTGGTCTCTATGATCTGAAGAACAGATACATCAAACAGGTTGGAGAGAATGGTTGGTTCAAAGGATATGATGGACGTAGGGTCAAGGTGCCTAGCACACACAAAGCACTCGCAGGTATCCTACAGAATGGAGAGGCTTGCCTAATGAAACACACCCTCCTACGTTGGCATGACGTAGCACGTAAGGAAGGTATTAAGTTCAAGATGGTTGGCTTTATCCATGACGAATACCAAGTTGAGGTCATAGGCACAGAAGAAGAAGCAAAACGTCTTGGTCAGATACAGGCAGACTGTATGCTTGAGACTGGTCAAGAACTAGGATTCAAAATACCTACACCAGGATCATATGATGTAGGAAAAAATTGGGCAGAGACCCATTGACATCCTAACAGGGTAGTATTACATAACAGATATCAAAAAAAGGAGGGCGACATGCCAGCTACACAAATCGACATCAAAGGCAAACTAGACTGGGCAAAAGTATTTGAGTCCAATCGTGATCGTGCCGAATGGAATAAAGAAACTGATGGTGAGTACAAGGTTACTGTTACCACAGATAAAGATACTGCACAGGCTTTGAAGAAAGCAGGTTGCATGAAAAAGATTGAGGAAGTTACTGATGGCTACAAAGTCACAGTGTCACGTCCTCATACAGGCGCACAGGACTGGATGGGTGGCGCACCTATCGTTGCTGACGTAACTGGTAAGGCTTGGAACCTACAGGAACAAGGTCTTATTGGTAATGGCAGTGAAGGTATCGTGAAGGTAGAAGTTTATCCTACACGTACTGGACGCACAGGTACACGCCTACTAGGTGTCCAAGTCCTTGAGCATGTGGTCTATGAATCAGAAGGTGGTCCCTCCCAACCACGATCAATGTTCACAGACCATTCGAGTTCTTCTGGATCTTCGTCTTCCACCTCCCAAAAAGAACCAGAGGACTCAATCCCCTTCTAGGTTTCCCTGTTTCCTTTCCCTAGAAGCTCACCCTCACCCTTCGGGGTGGGGGTACAAACAAAAAGGATAAGACATGCCAAGCATCGACACACTCGTCAAAGATATGGAAGACACAATACTTGGTCTCAAAGGTTGGGATCATCTGATCAGCCTTAAGATGGGTGATCGTGTTGGTAAAGCAGCTACCTCAAGATTCAGAGCACCACAGAAACCAAGAGGGTATCTGTCGTTCTCTTCTATTGGTAGTCCATGCAAAAGAAAACTATGGTATAAGATCAACGAGACTGCGACAGCAAAGCCTCTTGCTCCATCGGATTTGTTGAAGTTCTTTTATGGTGACATGATCGAAGAGTTAGTCTTGGCTATTGTCGAGGCATCTGGTCACACTGTAACAGGACAGCAGGATCGTATGCGTATCAATGATCTGGCAGGACACAGAGATGCAGTCATTGATGGCATGACAGTGGATGTTAAGTCAGCATCTCCTTACTCATTCAAGAAGTTTGCTGAAGGTAACCTGAGGGAAGATGATCCTTTTGGTTACATCAGTCAGCTTAGTTCTTATGTGTATGCAGCCAAGGACGATCCACTGGTAACAAACAAAACACATGGGGCTTTTCTTGTTGTAGATAAAGTCAATGGTTCAATCTGTCTTGATGTCTATGACTTCACTCCTGAGTTAGAGCAAAAGGAGAAAGAGGTAGAGCAAGTCAAGCAGATGGTAGCAGGTGACATACCTGACAGAGGCTTCGATCCTGTACCTCAATCAAAGACTAGCCCTAACACAAAGCTACATCCTTCTTGTGGATTCTGTGAGTTCAACAAGAAGTGTTGGCCTGAGGCCAGACGATTTGTTTATGGTAATGGTGACGTACTCCTGGTAGATGTGGTTAAGAAACCAAACGTACCAGAGGATCTTACCTATAATGAGCAAGAAGTATAGAGCAGCAGCACTCAAGGCAGGGTATCGTTCAGGCTTTGAAGATGATGTAGCAAAAGAGCTACGCTCCAAAGGAATTAAGTTTACCTACGAGAAAGAAAAAATCAAGTGGGTTGACTTAAAAGTCAGAACGTATACACCTGACTTCGTTTTATCTAATGGTATCATTATAGAAACCAAGGGACGATTTGTCTCAACAGATAGACGCAAGCATCGTGAAATCCAGAAGCAGTTTCCTGATCTGGATATTCGCTTTGTATTTCAAAACAGTAGAGCAAAATTATATAAAGGTGCCAAGTCATCCTATGGTGACTGGTGCAAGAAGTACGGTTTTAAGTACGCAGATAAATCAATTCCTGACGATTGGTTGAAAGAATAGATTGACGTAATTAGTTTAGGCTATATAACTTGGAGGTTCCTGTGTTGTTTGAAGTAACAATGCTGATAGAGTTAGACCCTGAGGCAAACTTTATTGCTTCAGATAGTATTGAGAGGAGTCTTGAAGAAATTCTTCAGGACACTATATATGACATTGACGATATTGAAGTCGTTGAAATAGAGGTGAAAGACAAATGATAAGTGGAGATGACTTAGACAAGTTTGGTTACTTTGATAACTTTGATAGTGATGAAGTAGACTGGACTGATCTTTATTCTAAATGGGTAGAGAAAAAGATTATGACTGAAGGTCAGACAAGACTAGTAGAGAATACACTTGGTCTTGTGGGAGAAGCAGGAGAGGTAGCAGAAAAGATCAAGAAACTTATTCGTGATAGCTCTCGTTTTCAGAATGAAGAGATCATGAAAGAGTTAGGTGACGTAGTATTCTATGCTACTGCCCTTGCAAATATTTATGGTAAGGGACTACAAGAGGTTCTTGAATTAAACATTGCCAAGCTAGATGACAGACAAAGACGTGGAAAACTAAAAGGATCAGGAGACAATAGATGAGCATTCCAAACACAGAACCAGAGTACGGCCCAACACTATCAATCTCAGAAGAGATTCATGCTATGAAGTATCGTAGTAAGGGTGAAACATTTCGTGAGGCAATGACTCGTGTTGCTGAAGCACTGAAGGATAATGAATCACACTTCAATAACTTTCGTAACATCTTATACAACCAACGCTTCCTACCTGCAGGACGTGTGCAGTCAGCTATGGGTGCACCAAGACGTGTGACACCTTACAACTGCTTTGTGTCTATGACTATTGAGGATAGCATGGATGGGATTATGGAAGCAGCAAGACGTGCAGCAGAGACCATGAGACTAGGTGGTGGCATTGGTTATGACTTTAGTACACTGCGTCCTCGTGGCACCTTGATTAAATCACTGGACAGTAAGTCCTCTGGTCCTCTATCCTTCATGGGTATCTTTGATGCTGTCTGTCGTACCATCGCATCAGCAGGTCACAGACGTGGAGCACAGATGGGTGTCCTACGTGTTGATCATCCTGACATTGAAGAGTTCATCACAGCAAAGAACAACTCTGATACACTGACACAGTTCAACATATCTGTAGGTGTGACTGACGAGTTTATGACAGCAGTGAAAGAAGACAAAGACTTTGATCTTAAGTTTGATGGACGTGTCTACAAAACTGTGAGTGCTACTGCACTGTGGGATCAGATCCTACGTTCTACATGGGATTGGGCAGAGCCTGGTATTCTCTTCATTGATCGTATCAATAAGAAGAACAACCTGTGGTACACAGAAAAGATTGCTGCAACCAACCCATGTGGTGAGCAACCACTACCACCTAATGGTGCATGTCTTCTTGGTTCATTTAACCTGACTAAGTATGTAGTTGATCACGAAGGTAAGTACGTCTTCAACATGAACCAACTACGTAATGACATTCCACATGTCGTAAGAGCTATGGATAATGTCGTAGATAGAGCAACGTATCCACTGAAAGAACAGGAGTTAGAAGCCAAGAGTAAAAGACGTATGGGCCTTGGTGTGACTGGGGTAGCAAATGCTATCGAAGCACTAGGGTTTGAGTACGGCAGTGAACGATTCCTGCAGACCCTCGAAGAAATCATGGGGGTGATTAGGAATGTGGCGTATCGTACATCTGTTGAGTTGGCTCTTGAGAAGGGTGCTTTCCCTCTCTTTACTCAGGCTTATCTGGAGAGTGACTTCGCTAAGTCTCTTCCTGATGATATCCGCAATCTCATTAGCGATCATGGTATTCGTAACAGTCATCTGCTTTCTGTTGCTCCAACAGGAACTATCAGTCTGTCAGCCGACAACGTATCCTCAGGTATCGAACCAGTCTTCTCACATTACTACGATAGAACTATCCAAACCTTCGATGGACCCAAGGTTGAGCGAGTAGAGGACTATGGCTATCGTGTCTTTGGTGTGAAGGGTAAGACTGCAGACGAACTGTCAGTGTTTGATCACGTCAAAGTATTGAACGTTGCCTCTCGTTTTGTTGACTCAGCATGTTCAAAGACATGTAACGTTGGTGAAGACGTAACATGGGAAGAGTTTAAGCAGGTCTACATGGATGCTTACGATGGTGGTTCTTCTGGTTGCACAACATTCAGAGCAGCAGGTAAACGCTATGGTATCCTTAATGCTTCCACCTCTGAGGAAGTAGCAGAGGAACCTGTAGTTGAAGAGACACAGGACTACGTAGAAGAGGGCGGTGCTTGCTACTACGATCCTGCTACTGGCCTACGTCAGTGTGAATAGACAACGTAGAAAGAAACTGGGTACTATACCTTCACCCTGCATAAAGGTCTGTCGTATTGAAGATGGTCTTTGTGTGGGGTGTAAAAGAACACTTGACGAAATACGTGATTGGATGATACTGTCCGATTACGAGCAGAAGAAACTGCTTCACGAACTAATGTGGAGGAAAGACAATGGCTAAGGTTCAGATCGTTGGTGCATCAGCTAACTCTCACCAAGCCCTAAAGAAAAAGACTTCTCAGTCTAAGAGAATAGGTTCTATAAAGTATGGTTCCATGAACAAACATAAACGTAGGGCCACTAAACCATATAGGGGTCAAGGCAAATGAAAGTTCATGTACGTAAGTTTAGAAAAGATGTTTATGACAGGGTTAATGAACCCTCTAAAGAAGCTTTGATTAAGATCCTTGAGAGAGAAGGACACTCTGTTGTTTCTTCGAAGGAGGATTACTATGCTGACCTAGTCACAACAAAGGATGGTCAAACATACTACCATGAAGTTGAGCGTAAGGCACAATGGAAAGGTGACTGGCCTAACTGGTGGAAAGAAGTTAGAATCCCTGGACGTAAGAGAAGACTAGTACAAAAGTATAAAGACAACCTAGATAATCTTTACTTTGTTGTATTCAATAACACATACGACAAAGCCTGGAGAATCAAAGGGACACAGATGACAGACGATTGTATCCAGAAACCTAGTGGTCCTAACTATCGTATGCCAGAGAATGAAACATTCTACCACATCCCTTACACTGAAGCGGAGTTAGTTACTCTATGACGTACTGTCCTGACTGTGATAATTTATTAGATGATAATGGTGTGTGTGCAGAGTGTGAAGATATGTTTGATCCAGTACAGAGACCAAGCCACTACGGTCAAGGTGAGATAGAATGTATTGACTACATCAAAGACTTCCTGACCAGAGAAGAATACATTGGTTACCTCAGAGGTAACATTGCAAAGTACATGCACAGATGGCGTTACAAGAATGGTGCCCAAGATCTGGAGAAGGCTGAGTGGTATCTCAAACAACTAGTAGAGGTAGCATGACAGAACAAAAGAGACCAAGAGGTAGACCACCAAAAAATAAAACCCTTGAGCAAGAAGCCCAAGAGTTCATTAAATCAGAGATTCCTAGCGGTGAAATACCTGCTAGGGATTACTTCGCAGGAGCAGCCTTGTCAGGGTTACTTGCCTCTGGGAAGTATATGCGATCAGACGAGATCGTTAGTCAAGCATTCTGTTATTCCTGTCTGATGCTTGATCATAAAAAACAAAAAGATAAATCGTCTTAAACTAAACCCCCAGTTAATCCCTGGGGGTTTTCTTTTACCTGGTACTGGAGATATCTCCTGCAATTTCTACAATACCTAGTCGTCTTTCTAGTTCTTGCTTTGGACTATCAGAGTTCATCAAATAATCTTTAGCAGTTTTAAACTCACCTCTTGATATTTGTTCTGCTGCCCTATCGAAGTATTCTACGCCAAGCTCTTGTCTTTTTATTTCGTAGTTAAGCCTGATATATCCTTTAACTGATTTCTTATTATTTGCTAGACCATCTTCAAGTTTCTTTGTTGCATCTGTCCTAGCAAGACTTACTGACTCTTCTACAAATTTAAGCAATGCTTCTTTTTTTAAATCATTATCTTCAATTTGATCGTAAGTCTTACCATTTGCTAGGCCACCAAGACGTGTGTCTTTTCTCCAGTTATCAAATGTTTCATGGAGTGTCTGAGATAAGTTGTAGGTCATAAGGTAATGAACGGATGGGTTCCTAACTGCATAGGGTTTATAGACTTGGTATTCTTTCAATCCCATTCTATTAAATTCTCTCTCAATATCAGTCATAGGAGGTTCACTTGATACACCTGTTATCTGTTTGAGAAGTGGGTTCATAGCTCCAACTTTCATAGGATTAAGAATAGAATACATAGGTATATCAGTCTCTCCATTGAAAGACTGTGTGTACTGGATTGATTTAATGTCAGGTAACATTCTTGTCGCTTGTGCTACACCAGTGTGGAAGTTTGTTACCTCACCTGTAAGACTTACATCACCTGGATTATCAAAAGGATTTTGACCCATGACATCTCTGATGTAAGGATTACCTGCTGCATCATAGTCGTATTGTCCTACAAAGTCTCTTGATATTGTAGCAGGGTAGGTTAGGGTTGCCGCCAAATTACCTATAGCTTTCTGAAATCCTTCTGTAACCTGACCCTCTTTAGAACTATTGATTAACTCTTGTATGAAAGTAAAGTCTGCACTAAAGTCTCCAACACCACCTAAAACAGTTTCTAACTCCCCAGCACTTGGCATTGGTAATCCATTCTTCCATCTGTAAGCAAGGTCTCCTGCATACATGTGACCAATAATAAATCCAAGTGAGGACGATACGTCTGCTTGTCCTTTTATAGCAGTCTCAATAGACTTGTAGTCTACATCACCTTCCTTCTCTGCTGCAGCAGCATAACCTAACATAAGAAGACTTGCACCTGTCATCTGACGAACAACTCTATCCTCTGCAGTTTTAATTGGGTCAGATGCTGCAGGTGTCTTTGCAAGATAGTGACCCCACACAGGTGTGTAGTCTGACAACATCTCAAGATGGTTTGCAACATAACGAGGGAAAGGAATACCCAAGGCACCTGATACTAAGAAAGGTACTTTTCTATTTACGTTTACAGCAAACCTGGCAGTCTTTCCAAAAGCAGATTCATCTCCTACATAAGTCCTCTGCATAGTAAATCTGTTTGCATCATCGTATGCTTTACGTATTGTGTCCTGTCCAAGATCTTCTAACTTTTTACCACTTGCAATAAACTGACCTACAGTAATTCCTTGATCAGTTAGCTGTCTGTCTAGACTTGCAAAGAAAGCTGCTTGCTTAAATGTGGTATCAAGAGCAGTGTTGAATACATTAACTGCACGACCAGTCTTTGCTAACATAGAATTAGAAGCTGTGCCTAGCTCTAGTCTCATAGCATCGTTGAAAACTGCTGCATATGTTTGAGGCATCTCCTCTGCAAACATATCTTTCAGTAGACTTGCCTGTGCATTATTCCAGGTCATACCTCTGAGTGTAGCAGTCATTCTTTTAACTGTCTTACCAGGCTCAGGTATAAGGTCTCCCTCTTTTGCAGCCTTACCATACCTGACTAATCCTCTAAAGAACTCATCTGAAACATCAACACCCGCTAGAAGAACAGTAGATGCTGCGTTTCTTATTGTTGTTGCAGGTTGAGAAGTCATAAATGCTATACGAGCAGCATCAATCTCTCTCATAGGATCAACAATATACTTAAATGTTTTAGATCTTTGAGCAGAGTTTTTCACTACTTCAGCAGTAAGTTCAGTGACTACCTGATCATTAAATGTAGAGATACCACTTTGTGCAAGTGTTGTTAAGTCTACACTCAAACCATCAAATTCAGTTCTTCCTAGGTCAGATCCAGTAAGTCTACCTGCTGCTCTTGCAGCCTTAGATATAATACTTTGCTCTGCTAGAATTTTACCTGCGTTAGAAACTTCAGCTAAGTATAGTAAAGAGAATTGTTCTTGGGATAAGTTATACTTTTGTCTGATCTCATTCACTTTATCTACAATAGCTACATCACCACTACGAATTTTATTTGCTATTGCACTAGTGATCCTTTCCCCTTCGTTAATTTGAAGTTCTTCTACAATATCAATAGTTGCTGCAGTCAAAGACCTCATGGTATCCATAGATAGACCAGACTTAAACACTCCATCAAAATCAGGGTTAGACAGTTTATTAAGAATCTCGTTACCTGCTAACACCTTCTCAGGATCAAGAGGGTCTCTTACTTTAGCAGTCTTATCTCCTAACTTTGCAGCTAGAACTGACTCAACATCTGAAACTCTTTGTGCAGCATCTTGTTGTCTAGCAGGATTAGAAGATTTAAACCTAGCATTAGCAGCTTTCTTAGCCTCTACATTTGCACTGGCTCTCTTTGCTTCCTGCACAGCAGTCATTGCATCTTTACTTTTAGCAGTTTTACCAGAAAGAAATCCACCTGCTGAACCTAGAATACCTCCAAAGGCTGCAGATATTGCAGTATCTTTAGCTAAGTCTTGACCAGTGTATTCAAACTCAGGGACATCTTCAGTAAACTCGGAAGCTAATTCTCTTTGTTCCCCTAGTTGGTAAGACTGTCCTGCCCCTACAGCACCTTCAGTTACAGCACCACTGGCTGCACCCAAAGCTGCACTTCTTCCAACAACATTTTTTGACAGTAGTCTCTTAGTATAGTTTCTTATAGCTACTTGTGCAGCCTTACCTGCTGCTTTTGATGCAAGCTTTCCAAGACCAAAAGAACCTAGACCTAGGTAGGTAGAAGGAGCAGTAAAGATACCTTCAGCATAATCTAAAGCAGCATCTCCAAAGTCATCCCCTGCTTCCTGAGATACATCCCAGGCATGTTGTAGTCTAGCAAAAGATTCTTTACCTTTTCTGTGTAGGTCTTTATTCAAAAGGTAGTTTAAGTCTTTGGCTTGAGTTACCTCATTCCATGCTTGAACTCTCATGTGCTCAACGAACTTTTCTGTAAGCCCATCCATACCTACTTCTTCCATTTCTTCTCTGGACAGATTATATCTACCACCAGAAAAGAAACGTACTAGGTCAACCTGAAATTCTTTGTCATCTTTTAGATCCATAAAAGAACTATCATAGGCTCTTTGAGTATACATTTCTTCAGCCACAGTCAGATCTCCTATCCCCTACCACCATTCAAGATTTCATCCAATGGATCTTTAGGCCCAGTAAGATTATCTAAAAGATTTTCACTGCCACCATTAGCCCCTGGTTCTTGGTTTGTTTCAGTAACCTCAAAGTATTTATTTTGTGCTATTTCATTTAATGGAACATTATTAGCTTGAAGTATTCTCATTCTATCTACAAGAGGATTAATAACAGATTGAGGATCTCCTAAGAAATTAGGATCATTATTTACTTCTAAGAAAACATCAAATGCGTTATTTAAAATTTCCTGTGCAGCACCTGCATCATCCCCTTGGAAACCTACATACTGACCACTGTTATCAAAGTTAAGTTGAACACCAAGGGTATTCGCCATACTCTTTGCAATAGTAGTTTGAATAGAACTTCTTTCACTGGGTGTTATAATTCCTGCTCCCCTGCTGCTGTATTCTACAGGCATAATACTTGGGCCTGATCCTTCTGTCATATTAGACATAGCATCAGTAATTCCAATGTTAAACTCTTCAGCAGATTCTGCATTCCATAATGCATTTACCAGAGTTCTATTCATGGATTCTCCGCCAGACAAATCCCCTTGAAGAACATATTTAACTGCAGAAGCGACCTTATCTGGTTCAACAGATTCAACAATATGTTCACTCAAAGTTTTAAGCCAGTCTTTATTTAATTCTCTTGGACCTAACTTGGATAGATGTTCTAGTTCAGGACCAAGTTGACCACTTCTTTCTAAGATTGATGCAGCCTCTTTAGACAAACCTAAAGAATGGGCTAAGTCAACTCGTGCAACTGCTTGATTAGCTTTCTCAGTCCTCTTCGCTATTATCTCTTGTAGTTCAGGAATGATTTGATTCTTACGTCTTTCCAAGAGTTCCATCATGAACTCATCAGCCCTAGTCTGAGCATCCTCTTGGCGATTAATCTCTGCTACAACACCTGCTAAAAAACCCATAGTTATACCCTCGCCATCAGACCTCTGGGTGCAGCCTCAGGCTCACCAAGATCCATTTCCATTTGTTGTTTAGGCTCTTCTCTTGGAGCCTCTCTCATTGCAGGTCTCTCAGGAGATCTACCCTCAGACTTAGCCAAGGCACTTCTGACCATAGACATTTCTTTATCGTCTTCTTCTTGTTCGTCTTTCTCAAATCCAGACTTGTATTCAATACCTACTTCATCAGCTACATCAGCAATGAACTCGTGAATAGTAGGAGCAATGATTAGACTTACGTCAATGCTGTGGATACCTTCAGATACTGCACTACGCAGTAGACCCTCAGTAAGACTACGAACATCTACACCTTTATCTAGCAGCATCATAGCTGTGTCTAGTTTTTCTACACTGTTAAGACGTGTGAGGTGTAGGCGTAGTGCATCCTCTGGGTCAGTGATCTCTGGTGGTCTCTCATATGGTCTGCTCTTAGGTTCAGCAGTAAGTGACTGACCAGGGATAGGGCCACTGAATAGCTTAGGGCTTGGTCTACCTGCAGGTTTCTTTAACTGAGGTTTAGCCTTAGGCTTTGGCCTTGTGTCACCCTTGACTGGTTGCTTAAATACCTGAGCAGCCTGTGCATTCATTGGTTGTTTTTGTGGTGCTAACATTAGAAGTTCTCCACTACTTTCTTATATTCTGCTAGGAAAGGCATAACATTTTTCCTAGATTTCTGTAGACCATCTCTATCTAAAGCAGGACCATCATGATGAAGGGCATAAACATACTCAGTCCCTAGTCCTTTTTTCTCTGCCATAGCGAAGTTATCTAGAACATGTTCAACTAAAGCTTGTGCTTGCATTTCGATATCATCTCTATTCTCTTGAGATAATCCATAGGCTTCTCCAGTCTTATTTATAAACTGACCCAATCCATACGCACTACTTGACTTTGCTGCTGCAAATTTATTAAAACCAGACTCATACCTAGCAGTAGCAAGGGCGTAAGCAATTTCATCGTCTGTTGCTTCAAGACTTCTACCCACACGAATAATTGTTTTGATTGCTTCTTCTTGAGATTCTTTAGGAGCACCACCTGCATTACGAGTAAAACCCTCTTCAGAAATAGGATCATTATAATAAGAATGAGAAACTACATCTCCAGTTTCTGTTCCCTTTTTACCATATAACTTTTTAGTTAAAGCGGAAAGTGTGGCTGGCCCTTCATCACTAACAGGTTCTGTAACCATATTTTTAAGGTCTGAGCTTGTTTTAGCATCTGACATACTTTCTCTATAACTGTTCAGGGCAGTTCTGTAAGAACCTACAGCCTCACCACCGCTTACCTCAGGTTGCTTCATACCTGGGATAAGGTCTGTATCAATCTGACCTAAGGCTCTTCTAGCTTGTTGCTTGCCAGAGCCTACAGAATGTTTACTTCTTTTATTTGCCATTCTTTCAGAGGCTCTAGGCTCACTCTGAACTGGTTGTTTTAAGTTATACATTTTAGATCCTATTCTTCTTCAGGGCTAAAGATAGATTTGAAATCAGAGGAGAAGAATACTTTAGTTAGAAGACTACCTAATGCCTGATCTTCCTGTGAGTCAAGTTGTTGCTGGACTGCAGCCAACTGCTTATCACCTAAAAGAATACTCAGAGCACGATCAGCAGCATTCTCACTGGACGTAAATGAGTAGTCCATCAGGTCACGTTCCCTCTGCCAAATCTCATCCAATGTTTTAACTGTAAGACCATTCACTGTTTGTGCGTAGTCCATATTAGATTCGTTAGCTGCAGCAGTATTGATAGTTGCTAGGTTCTGCCTCCACTGAGCATTAGCTTGTGCAACTACAAGATAGTTCTGTGCGTTAAACATCTCTCTCTGGTTTTGTAGCCCTGCATTGAACTCCAGTAAAGAGTTAACTTCATCAGCATTGAACTGCTTCATAGCATTCATCTGTGCTGCATTAAACTGATTGACTGAAGCTGCAAGGTTAGAGAAGAACTGGTTAGTCTGGTTCTCTGACGTAGCATTGAACTGAGCAGCAGCATTAGAGGCAGCTTGATCAGTCAAGATACTGTTAATCAAAGATTGTTGTTTAAACAGGGCTGTCTGTTGTTCATTAGCTAGGTTAGCCATGTCTACTTGCAAGAAGTTCTGAGCATTCTGAACTTGAGCTTGCTGTCTGTTGTTCAGGTTCTGAGTATCTAACTGAGATAGGGCAGCAGCTTCTGCCATCACCAATGCTTGCTCATTACTTAGATTCTGCAACTCCATTGTGTTTGCAGCCTTAGAGTTCTCCAAAGCAATCTGCTGTTCAGCAGTGAAGTTCATGTTAGCAATCTCAGAGACTTTAGCAGCATTCATAACCTTAGCTTGGAATGCTTGGTCAAACTCCATGCCTAAGAACTTAGATCTTTGTTCTGCTTTGAATAGAGCAACCTGTTGTTTGTTGCTGGCATCAATCTGTGCGATAGGTAAAGCAGCTTCCATAGCAGCCTGAATGACAGCTTGTCCTGCCATGCTTGAAGCACCTAGACCTCTAGCAGCAAGCATCTGTGAAGCAGCCCTCATAGAACCTGCAGCCCAGGCAGGTGTGTCACCACCTTCAAACTGAGACATCAGATTAGCTAGTTCACCTTGTACAGATGCAGCCTGTACTTCACCAGTACCGAATGCTTCACCTACTTTTGATTGGTCTACACCAGTCCCAGTAATTACTTCACCATTTGGACCTGTCTGAAGTGTACGAGTAGGAGCACCAGTAACATCAATAGAATCACGAGTAGCAGCATCAAGATCTGAAACAGAACTTGTCTTCTGCTCTTCTGCTGTAATAGTCTTAGTAGGTCCAGTAGATGTAGCTGCAGTCATTCCTGTTGTAGCTTGCTGTACATCAGTGTATGCTTGGTTAGCATCGTAGGTTGCAGCACCCTGACCAGTAGGGACATCAGCAGTCGTAGCAGATCCAATCTGTGCTACCTGATCCTCTTGTACCATTGGGGCTGTACCAAGAGCCTGACCTGTACTGGAATCCATCACAGTACCATAAGTATTAGGGTCAAGGTACGACACAGGAGCAGCAGCTACAGCACCACCAGGAGCTACAGTTGATTGTGCAACTAGGTCTCTCTGTGCTTGTGCTAGATCTTCAGCAGTTACATCCATCTGACCTGTTGGCATGTCAGTATTAATACCACCAGTTTGTGGAGGTTGGTCAGCTTGCTCTTGCTGTTGCTGTTGAGCTTGAATATTTTGTAGTGTAGCAGGGTCAGAAAGGTAAGACTGATAAGCACCAAACATAGTCTCTTGATCATAACCTGGTAGGTTCATATCATAGCCTTGCTGCTGCAAGTACGTACCATAGTCGGGTAGGCCAAGGTTAGACGTACCCATGTCAAGGGCAGATTGTGCCTCCATTGCACTGCTGTATGGCTGAGACTGACCGCCATTATTGGGGTACTCAATTACGTACTTATCACCAACTTGTTTAACTTTACCACCAGGTTGGAAGTTCATTGCAGGGTTTACTGTTAGACCTGCTTGATTAAACCCTTGGATCATACCTCCTTGGTTGTTACCTTGTACAGCCTGTGATGCAGAACCACCTTGTGTCTGGGCTTCAGTTCCAAAACCTTGGACCCTATAATAACCAGGAGGAATAGGTTGACTAGGTACACCATTGATATGCTGGATGTACATAGACATA